CTCAAAACCTGCTTGCATCAATTCCATTGAAAGAGCAAAGCGATCATCCTCCTCTTTTATTCTTTTATCATTAGCCGCTTTCTCAGCTTCTGCAATAGCCTTCAATCTATTGAGCTCATCCTCTTTTTGTTTTTGGATTCTGGCTTTGCGTTTCTCATAAGCATCTTTATTGGCATCCTCTCTCTTTTTGTTTTCTTCAATTTCAAGGATGGTTAAGTCTTGAGCATTCTTTTTGTTTTCTTTGTATTGCTCATAAGATTTTTGTTTTGTATCCTTTAATGACTTCTCTAATTTCTTAGCTCGATCACTATCTGCATCTCCAGTTCTTTTAAGCAATGCAATCTCTTCCTCATAAGCTCTGATCTTTTGTTTCTGCATTTCAAGAATTGCTCTACCAGATTTCAATGCTGCCTTGAGTTTCTTTTCCTCCATCTCCTCTGTATTCTTTCCAGCCGCTTGAGCCTTTCTGATTTCAAAAGATAGATTATCATCCACAGCTTGAGCTTTCTTTTTCTCAGCTGCAATCTTTTTATTCATCTCTTTTTCTGTGGCATCTGTCTTAGCTTTGGCATTAGCCTTCATCTTAATGGTATTCTGATCATCTATAATACCAAGAGCTTCAAGAGCTTTAATTGTCCCATAAATTATCCCTATGAATGGAAAGAATATTGATATTAATATTTTAATCTTTGGTCCAAGTTTATCAAACTGAGCATATGCCTTCATTGTTGCTGCTGCAATCTTATCAAAGTTTGCTATCAATAAACCAATACCAACAACAATGGCACCAATACCAGTTGAAATCAATGCTAATCTAAACAATTTCATTGCTGTTGTTGCTCCTCCAGTTGCTGTGGCAAGACCAACATTTGCACCAGTCTGAGCTTGTGTAGCCGCAACACCAGCCAATGCTGGAGCAATGCTGCCAGTCATTATAAAATTCTTAGCTTTCTCAAGTCCATTTCTTAATTGCAATCCAAGGATTGATTCCTTATTAAGATTATTTGCTATGATTGAAACTGAGTTAACAAGTCCCTGAACAGCTTGCAGTTTAACCATTGTTTGAACAAGAGCCTCATTCTCAACACCAGCCAATGCAGCTGCGGATTGAATACCTTGAAATGCAGCGGCTCCAGTCTCAACTCCTTTCAATGTGGTATCTAATCCAACAAAGTCAGATGACAATGCCATTGTCTGAGCCTTGAGATCACCAATCTCATCTTTAAGATTTGCAGCATTTGAAATGGCTTGCTTTCCAACTGGACTCTCTGCTCCAGCTCTGGCTGCCAAGTTCTGATATTCTTTCATGATTAGTCATCTCTCGCATTGAGAGACCACCATTCTCAAGAGTTTGATTCAACTCAGCAAGCTTCTGATCAAATGTCTCCATTCCTTTTGTGGAGGCATCTGTTGCTGTCTTGGATGTATCTTTTAAATCTTTGTTCAAATCCTCAACAGCCTTATCAAAGGCTTGAATATCTTGAACAGATTTACCAGTATCAACCTTGAGTGAGAATACCGCTGTTTTTTCTGCCATTAGTTATGGTTTAATTTTCTATTGGTGGGAATGGTGAAGGTTTAGGCTCAAATGGTCTTAATGGAATATCTAATAAATAAGCATATTGAGTTGGCTTAATATCAGCCTCATCTGATTCACTTAAAAATAAAAAATATACATCGTTAATATCTTGAACAAAATTAAAGAATGTATCTGCGTCAAAGAACACTCCTTGTAGTTCTTCAGCTTGTTGGTTTGTTACTATTCGTCCTTCCATTATACTTGTCTTCCTAAAGTTGTTTGATATGCTTGAACTGCTGTGTAAAAGTTAGCTGCTTCGGCATCTGTTAATCCGTCACCTATTGAAGCGAAGGCACATTGTTTAGTTGAGTAAAATTTATTACTTGGAACTACTAAATTATTTACAGCACCTAACTGATATGTAACATTTGATGAAGCAGAAGCTGTTGTTCCTTTAGATGCCGTTCTATTTGAAATATAAAATGCTCTTGAATCTGAATCTGAATGACTTATAAATGGGGTGCTTTGATTCATTCCATAATAACTTATACCACTTGTTCTTGCTTCAATAAAAGTATATTTACTACCTGCGTCAATACCACCCATTTCTATTTCAGTTCCATTACTGTTAGTTCTTGAATAGTAACTAATGTGCTGTGAATTTTGTAGTCCATTTACACTTGAATTAAATGAAGTATCAGCATAAGAATTTAAAGGTGTCATCCCATTGCTTGAATGAGTCCAACCACTTGCAAAAGTTAAATTAAATGTGCCTGGAGTTTTAAGATTCACAGCGTGAGAACTTGAACTACCACCAACTACTGGATAAATTGCTTTGAACTTAGTCCAAATAGAATAACCTTTTAAATCAACTACCAAAGTATTAATAGCACTTTGTTGCGTAGGGTTAGTAATTGAAGCAGCTGTTATAAATGCTTGTGCGTCAGGGTCTACACCGCCACCACTTGCAGCTCTTGCTAATATTCCGTGTGTTGCTAAAAACATACTATTGCCGTATCCAATCATAACACTAAACAAACAGATCCAGATGTCAATGTGACACCACTAAATTTAGCACCATTAATTGGTCTGATGATTGCACCAGCTTTTACCGCTGTCCCAGTTGCTGCAATGTAAGTTGATTTAACATCAGATCGTGATACCCTAATAGCTGAGAATACTGTATCCTCCAAAACAATTATAGCATCATGAGCAACAGTTTTTGTTGTCGTATTATTTACTATAAAAGTTCCTTGTTGTGCTGTTAAAACACTATTTGAATTTGCCATTTTTATTTATTTTAAGTTGTTATATCTCCTGCTAAATACCATTCATTTGTGCCTCTCTTTATTAATGTAGCCAACCCATATTGAGCAGCAATCTTTGTCTTGCCTCCAGATGATCTCAGTGTAACCCCTCCAGCTGCAGTCACCGTTGTTTGACCAGCACCATATTGAGCTATTAATATTTGAGTTCCTATTGGAAATGGCACAACAAGATTGGTTGGTATTGTCAATGTGTTGGCTCCAGCTAAGTTCATCTCAACAAGTCTTGATGCATCTGTTGGATCCAAAACATAATTACTTGTCTGATTATTAAATTTAACCTCTGTCACAACAGTGCCAGTTCCATTTGGTCTGATTACAACATCACCATTTGAGGCACTTGTTATTGTGTTGCCATTTACATCAAGATTACCTCCAAGCTGTGGAGATGTGTCAAGACTCAGCTCATTAATCTCTGATCCAGTTACTTTCCTTGACACATAAGATGGTCCACTCACTTGAGCTATCTCAATCAAATCTGTGCTTGCAATCTTGCTTGCCTTCGCTGTTAAGTCTGATATTTTAACTCCCATTGTTTATGGATTTATGAATCTAATTTGACCATCTTCTGTCAACCTTGTTTGACTATCTTCTGTGAATCTTGCCTCTGGATCTGTATATGGATCATATGGTGGAGTCACAATTGTTGTCTGGATACCTTCTCCTTCTATTATGCGAATCAGTTCGACAACTGTTGAGGTATTCTTTCCACTCTGATAATCACTAACTTTGAGCAACCTATATACAACTCCATCAATGTTGATTAAGTTTCTGAAATCAAGGCTGTTGATATCTGATGGTCTCAACATAACTGAGCAGCTGATTTGCTTTCCAAATCTCGATATCAATTCCTTGATGAACTTTTCATGATAAAGTTATAAGTTGTTGGTTGTGTATGTTGTTGTGGACCAGAACACATAATTCGGAACACCAAAATTAAAATCAAAAGATGGTGAATCAAGGCTGTTGAGGTGACCAACATAAGGATATGAAAGCTCAGCACTTGGAGATCCATTCTCTGATCTATGAGTCCAATCTCCAGTTCTTAATCCTCCAAGCTGCACAATGAATGGCTTGCCTTTTTTCTTTTCAACCACACTGGTGCCATCCTCATTGAACTTAACTTGGAATGATCTTGGCACAATCAAGTCAGTGAATGATCCTGGTGAATCCTCTGGAATGGCAGCCAATAATCTTTGAGAGAATGGCAGCTTGAATTCAGTATCATTGATTGCAAATTGACTTTGACTCTGAATCATGAATGATCCATATTGCTGTTTGATATCTTCAAAATATCTGTTGTTCCAATAGTCATCCTCTTGCTCAAAATTGAACTTGTAATTCTTTGAACTAAAATTTATGGTTGGCTCAATCTTAATCTCTTTGCTTCTATCTAATTTTTCACTCCAATCAATTGCATCACCGCTGGCATTGTAGAAATCAGCCAATGGCTCAATCTCAAGAATGGTTGCATCTGCATTGCTTGGCTTGACATATAGATTGAATGCGGTTACCAATCCTTTAAAGAATTGATCGCATGTCATGTCTGGAAGGAATGCAGATAAATTAACTGTGCCTCCAGCCGTTAATGTCTGAGCTTCTTTTAAAACATTTAAATCAGCTGTGTTGCTTTCAATGGCTGTTTCAATTCCATTAGTTCCTGCAGTACCTCCATAGATTTGACCTTGCTCTAAGACGTATTTTATTTTGAATGATAATGAATCATTGATCAATAAATTAATTTGTCTTGTATATGAGAATGAATATGTTGTTGAATAACCAGATGCAGTCCCACTCAATTGACCAGAATAAACAACATCATTTGAAATGGCAACATTGTTCTTATAAATAATTAATTCAAGTCTATATGATCCATATATCAAACCAGTTCCTTGAGATGTTGTCCATGTCACATCATGATCTCCTTGATATTCAATTGTGAATAAACCCTCAGATGCAGCTACCACATTTAATGGTGATGAGCTTTGTGCTTGAGATAAGTCATCTTGATTAATTGTACAATCATAATTATCCCATATTGAATAATATGAATTTAGCAACCAAACTGCAGAATCACCATAACTCAACCCTTGCAATGTTCCGAAAATAATATAACCATTGCCATTGTTATTCTCTGTTGTGAATACACTATCAGCATCAGCCTGAGCATCAGTAATGGTTGGAAGATCTCCACCAGGATATGCAAGCAATAGCTTCTTGAATAACTGAGTCTCAAGGAACTGACTACTCCATGTTATTCCACAATAAGCAAATGCCTTCTCTAATATCTCATAACAGAATACTTGAGGAGGTATGTGCTCAACTCCAAAGGTGGATGGAGCTGGACGAGTAAACCCGTAATCAATCAAGCCGTAGTAATATCCTCTGCCCGTCCACCCTTGTGAGTCTTGATTGCTGGATGGAGATCCATTCAATTGGATGATTCCATTCCAAGTATCTTGCTGATCTGTTAATGTCAAGCTATGATTGTATTCTGAGAATCCAAGCTCATTAACCTTAATCTTTGCCAACCTTGAGATGTAGTCAATTGTGTCACTCACAAGAGTAATCTCAAATGACCATATTCCATCAAGTAATTTGCAGCTCATCAACTGAGCAACACCATTGAACTCAAGCAATCCATTCTGGTAGTATTGTGCTTCTGCCTTTATGCTTGGATCAAAGTCAACAAAATCAGATTCTGTGTCACTGATCTTTTCAGTTGCACTCAAGGTGAATACACTCAACATCAGAGATGTGTTGTTCTTTGTCCCTGGTAATGTGATGGTTTTTGACTTGTTGCCCTTCCTTGCATTGAGATCCTTGATATCACTGATATTGAATGTCAATGGAAATGGAGCATCTTGATCTATGTCAACCAACCTCCCATTTATGAATAACTCTCCAGCCATTAGTTCAGTTGAGATCTATATGTGAATGTTCTATCTATGTTGATAGTCTCTTGAATCAGACCATCTCTTCTGCGTTGCTTCAATGTATAGTTTGAATTGGTTACCTTAACTGGCTCAAACTCAGTTCCATTCTCTCTCTCAAGATATACCAATGGACTATCATACAAAGATTTAACCAGCCATTGTTGAATGTCCTGGTTGATCCAATCAGAATTCAATGTCAATGTCTCAGTCTTAGTCTTGGCAAAGTTAATTGCTTGACCGGCATACAATGGATATGTGTAGCTTGTTCCATCCCATACTCCTGGATCTCTCTGATATCCATAGCTCTGAACATTGGCAGCTTCGGTTGAAACAAGGCTGAATGTGAATGAATCAAATGATCCAAGCTTATTCAACCAATGCAGCCTATATGTATCATATCTCTTGCAATCAAGGTCCATGTAAATTGTGAATGTCTCTGTTGCAATATCTGTCAACTCAACATAAACAGTGTAATAATAACAATCATCAAAATCAACTTGATTGATTGCTGTGTTGTCAATAATAACTTGAGGCCCAACATTCAGAATCACAAATTCACTCTCTGTAATATTATAAGATCCAAATGCAATGTTATTTCCACTGATGTCAAACAAGTTAACAACCAATGTCGCTGTCTGAGCTCCAGTTTGCTCAAAGTATCCCAGATAAAAATTCTCTTCCATTCCACAAAGAGCTCTCTTTGATCTTGGAAAATATGTTAAGAATTTAGCGAAATTAGTTTGCCATGGATCGTAATCATCATAATTGAAATTAACCCACTCTCTATATTCAAGAGCTCCATTGAATGCAAGCAATGTTGCACTGGTATCATCATCTTGAATTGTCGGAGTTGATCCATATTTCTCATATACCTTGATGTAGTATTCAACCATTGAATTGGTTGCGTTATATTCAATTGCCGTTGTTATTTCTGGATTGGCAACAACACTCTGCACAGCTTCACAAACATCAATGCGGCCAAGAGTATTGAATTGCCTGAATACCTCTTGAGTCAATCTCAATTGTGCATCAATATAAACCTCAACAATAAAACTGAAATTTGGTTGAGCTGTCTGATCACTGCTAAATGTGAACACCAATGGATTGCCAGCTGGTGCAATTAGTTGCGGCTCATCATATATGGTTATTGCCATGTTTCTGTATTTTTATCAAATTTAATTTCAAACATCAACCCGGTAATCTCAGCCAAGTCTTTTGCTATCTTAGTCAACACCTCATCAGTGATGACATTGTCAGTGATTCTTTTTGGCTTCAATCCTCGTTGCTTGATGTTGGATGCAACAGCATATGCATGTGACATCTCAAGTCCTTTCCATTGGCTTATCGCTGTTGCCATGTTGTGAGATACACCAGGATAGTTGAATGAGAATTGACTACCATAGTTGTTGGTGCCAACAGCATTCACACCTTGATCCACAAATGGATAGTAATCATCAGCCTCTAATCTGAATGACAGCTGTCCAGTTGGAACTGGGATGATTGATGCTGCCAATCCTCCAGTATTGTTGGCAACTTTCTTTGTGTAATCTCTGAACTCTGTTGCAAGCTGATTTGATATCTCAATTAAGAATCTATCATATACGCTTGCTGGTTGCTCAGCATCATTGGCTGATATCCCAAAGTCATCAAGAAAATCAAGATCTGCCATTACTTAATATGCGTTGATGTTCTTTTTCATCCACTATCTTAAAGTAGTTCATCCAGAATAAAGTCTTTACATAAGGTTGCTGCGTAACTTTGTCCACACTGATTCCCATTTCTTTGGATAGTCTATGTAAGATAGTTGTCCAATTAAACCACTCCGAATCTTCTGGTCTTGAGCTATCTGCATCATCTCCATCTTCGCCCTCGCTGTCTGAATTCCTAAGATAGCCATCCTCCGCTTTTCTGATAAGTCCAAAAAAAAACTAAAGAAATTCAGAAACTCATCACCAGGGAAATGTTCCTTGAATAATTTGTATCTATCCTCATTTGGATTCAGCACTCTGCCTCTGTCATCCTCTTGGCAATATTCCATGCCTTTCTCAATATACATGATTGCCAGAGCTTGACATGGATCTTGGCTGATATCCTCAATCAGTTTTAAGTCAATGATCTGTCCAGTTGAAACGTGTCCAAAGTTTTTCTCAAATCTGAATTGCTTGCCTTCAATCTCAATGATCTCATTTGGCTCCTGGTAATTGTATGATGTTAATATCTGGAGCATATGAGCAGATGCAGCTTGAATGCTGTTTACATCAGCTCGCTTAATCTTGTTGATTGACTCTCCAGAGAATAAGCTTAACAATTGACATTGAAATATTAGAAACTGAGTGATGTCATCCTTCTGGTCCTTCATTGCCTCTGCCATCATCAGCCATTTGGTCATCTGATCTGGAGTGCATTGACTTATTGATGTCGGTAGTTTAATCTCAAGTTCTTTCATACTCTTAAAGCCATATACCTTCCTCTGTTTGCGTATTCCTTCCTGCAGTTCCAAGCCAATGCTGTTGAGATGACACCATCATCATGCAAGCCAGCTGGTGCAGAATAAGTCACGTTCCTGGTATTTGGATTGTAAATATAAGAAAAATTCTCAAGCTCATCAATTAACCATTGTTCATTAACAACAGATATTGCCGATTGCTCAAATGCCACAGCCAAATCCTCAATGATTATTGGCTTTGTTTTAGAGGTAGTGACAAATGGATGAATCATATTCTTGCACCTGGTTGCCAGCATCTCATAGAATACATCACCTTGATTATTGACCTCCACCAATGTTGTTGCATTGTATTGCTTGATCAGTGTTGCCACCTTCTCAATGATCTTGCTCCACTCATCATGTCTCCATCTGTGAGCAGCAACCATCTGTCCATCCTGGTTGATGATTGTGAGCACAGTGTAGTCATCAGCTCTACCAATGTCAAGACCAGCATACATCTTTGCAGTCTTGGATCCAATTCCTATGCATTCAGATACGTTCCTGAATATACCACTGGCATTGTCAATGAACTCAGCCAAGTACTCTTGCCGGAACACATAATCTGGTAGGGACCGCTTTCTCTCATCCAACTCCCTTGGATCAATCATTGGATTGTCATAGGATGTGAAATGAAAGTACGCATATCTCTCATCATAGTTTGGCTGCATGCAAAGCTTATGGAAATGATTCCTGCCTTTTGGAGTTGAGATGAATATAACCTTCTTTCCTTTGACCAGGACTGTTGCACTCAAGACCTCATCCCACAGCTCTGGTCTGGTAAATGCCATCTCATCCACAACCATGTAATCAAACGTATTGCCTCGAATGTTATCTGGTCTTTCACCGGAAAAGAATTCAATGGTTGAGCCAAATCCACTTATCATCAGATCA